ATAAGATGTTGTAGAACTCGTCTTGTACCTTGTTTTTGATACTGTCAGAGAGTTTAACGTCTCTGAGGTCGAGTGACACTATCCTATGGAACTATCCGATGTGATACACTCATTAATAATGTCTTCGATAGCAGAGTCACACTCTGGCACCAAAGATATTTCACGGTATCGTCTAATGAGTTCTGCCTCATTCTTGATACCACCTTCCATATCGATGTAGGCACCATAGGCACCTCCCGATACGAAACCACTTTGTTGTTGGATGACTGGTGTGCCATCGTCGTCAACTGGTGGTACAAATGATGGAGATGAGGGCATCTCCTTCGTTCGTAATTCATCCTTTTTACGGGATATTTCAAATCCTAATATTTCCATAACTATATTTATACCACCTCAAAAGTGGTTTTTTTCACTTTAATTAAAGGACTCTTTCCCAATGAGAAAATGAAAGTCCAACTTCGAATGTTTCCACTGCATCAGCTTCATCGAAACCTAATGCGATTTCTCCGATTGATTTAGGGAACATGTTGAAGAACTCATATCTCGCAAGGACGGAGTCGTCTTTGTTTAATTGTTCTACGAATGCTCTTGATATCAAGTAATCATTTGTAGTACTACCTTCACCACTACTCATGGATTGGATTTCTTCTTGCCATGCTTCTAAAGCATTTCTTGAAGAGAACTCAATATCATTAATAATAGTTACTGACCAGTCAGCAAAGGTTCTATCCCCTGCCAGTTTCAATGTCATTCCTCTAAAAGGAATTAACACTTCACCGATTTCGGCTGCTGGTATTGATGCACCTTTACACATGAACTCGATTTTGTCTCCAGCTCTTGGTATGAATACTCTGAATCGGTTAGCTCTTGGGCCACCACCGATTAGTTGTGCTTTAAATTGGTCTATTGTTGCCATGTTTTATGCTCCTTACACTGCGCCATATATTTCACTGAACTCAACACCCGACCTTGCAGCCACGAAGTTAAGAGTGATAAAGTTAATACTTCTAGCAGGTTTAACAAAGATAGAACAAACGAATTCGTTTCTATCAATGACACTATCAGTGTTGTTACTTTCGTCACAAACAACTGAGAAGTCTACTAGTCCACGTATGTTCTTCACATCTCTTAGGAAAGGTTCTACAGCAGCTCTAAATTGAGCCCTTGTGAATGCATCGTTGAATTCAAAGAGTTGTGCTTTAGAAGCAGTTGATATTGCCTTTTCTAGGACTATGAATAATCTTCTTACATTAATTCTATCAAATGCTGATGGAGAACTTAATGCTGTCTTGTCACCGTAAAGAATTGTTCCTTGGCCTGGGAATGTTACTACTGGATTGACTCTAGCTCTGTACAAGTTATCTCTTGATGCTTGTGAAGGGTTGAATGCAAGTTTAGTAATTCCTAGGTACTGTCCTCTTGAGAATCCTGCTGGTGAGAACCATGCATCTCTAAGTAGGTCAGACCTTGCCATGATGCCTGCTGTGTGTCCATTAGCAGGTACGTAACAGTACTTATCATTGTAACGGTCATACTGATATACCCATCCGCTGTCGATTACGGCATACGAGGAACTTGAAGCAGTATTTACTGTTGTTATAACGTTAGTTGATTGACTTGATTCACTTGTAACACCGACAACGTCTGAACGTCTAGGTGAGATAACTGCAAGACAATCTTTTCTTGTTTCTGCAACAAGGATAGCTTGGTTAGTAAGTGTAGACCAGTCAGCAAGAATATCTTGGTCTGTACCCGAACCGTTATCAGTTCTTGAAGAACCTACGATTAGGAATGAGATATCTGATGTTTCGCCATCTTTATAATGGTCTTCCCATGCACCATACTTCTGAGCTGCAGTAGGTGTTCTACCGTCTGCTCCATTTGCTAGGGATGTGATTAAAGGTAAGGTCGGTCTACCGAATGCAGTACTAGCAGCAACTGCGTGAGTCCTGTTTTCGTTTGCAGTGTTAACTTGAGTTACGTCATGGTATGCCCAATAAACCCAGTCTGAACCGTTTCCTATTACTTTTTTGTAATAGTTTGACTCACCACTTGAATCTTTAGCATCTGATGCTAGAGAAACAAATCCGTAAGTTTCTAAAATTGAATGTTGAATACCTGTAATAGTTCCATCTTCGTCTGAAATTACAACGTGAATCTCATCGTCATTTGAACTCGCAGCTGTTGCCGAAGCAGACTTGCCTGGAGCCTTATCAAATGATGCATAGAATTCCCAGTATCTATTAACTGCAGAACCGTTAGCCACTGTTGCAATAAGTCCAGTACCTACTGGTTGTCCTAATGCTTCAATTGTTACTTGGTCTGTATTAATTGCTGTAATTCTATATTGTTGAGCGACTGCTCCGAATGTGATGATGTCTCTGACTTTAACTAATGCACCGCCACCACTTACAAAAGTGATAACAGTTTGACCAGCTGCTTCGAGAGCACCTGTAGTCGTTGCAGCGTCATTGTAATATGCATCGGATGAACCACATATAGAAACTTTAATTGAATTACCTAATGCGCCTGGGCATCTTGCAATCCACTTTCCTACTGTTCCACCTAATGCGCCACTCTCATATGAGTTGACGTATTCATCATGATTTTTTAGAAGAGATGTTGAAGACCCACCAGCATTCGCTGAATACATGTTGGTCGACTTTACTCTTACTACTTTTAATGATGAACCATATCTTAAAAATGCTTCTGCTGAATAGAAGTCTTCTGCCCCAGCATTGGTGTTAGCTGGTTCTGAAAACTCATCTACTAAACCCTTTGTGTCTGAAACTGTCTTAACTTCATCAACAGGGCCCCATTTAAATTGACCAGCGAACGCACCAGTTGTGCTTGATACTGCTGGTACAACATTCGTTAAGTCAACTTCTTTGACTTGTACGCCTGGTGATACTTGAAATGCCATACTTTTTCTCCTGTTAATGTAAAAAGTTGTTTACTGTTTTATTTATAA